TACACCCTCTCCGACTGCAAGATACGGATCTCGCCGCTCAACCTGCAGTCCGTCAACGCGAGCCGAGTCCTCGATCCGGCCATACTCCAGCTGCTCCACAGCATAGAGTACCAGTCCATACTGCGATTCTTCGAGGACCACGTCCATTTCATGAGCGTCCGCAACCCCACGGGCTACTGGAAGGACATCAGCGGCTACGCCGAGAGGGCGGGAACGGTACACCGCCGCAAGATTCTCATCGAGAACAAGGCCACAGGGGTCGCGCAGGAGCGCGAGGTGTTCGACTACTACGAGCCGAAAGACCCCGACGAGTACGTCATCACCATTTGGGATCACGTCGGTCTCACCGCTACCGAGAACAGCCCCGACATCAACGGGCGTTCCCTCAAGGGCGCGATAGACAAGCTGTCGGAGTATTTCATGATAGTGCGCAACAAGTACAACTACATCCCCGTGTGCATACAGCAGCAGAACTCCGAGAGCCTGTCGCTTGACGCTTACAAGGCCAACAAGATACGCCCCACGTTCACCGGTCTCGCCGACAGCAAGGACACCGGCAAGGCCACGAGCGTCATGCTCGGCCTGACAAACCCCTCGCAGTACGAGATGAGTCCCTACCTCGGCTACGACATCACGAAGCTCAGGTCCTACGCGCGTTTCCTCGAGGTCGTCCTCAACCGGGAGGGCATGAGCAACGAGCTCCTCGCCCTCTACTTCGACGGTGCGGTCAACTACTTCGTCCCGCTCCCGTCGAGCGACAACCTGCCGGCCTTGAGGAAAGTGTACAGCCTTATCGAGAACAACAGCAAGTCTAACTGACAAATTCCAATTTACTAAACGGCTCGCAAAGGCGCTTGCCACGGAATTTCCAGCAGCGTACCTTTGTGTCCCCAAACTTCAAAAAACACAACCACGAATGGCAACAATCGTAGCAATCCTCGGAGCGTCGGGCGACGGCAAGACAACGTCCACCGTCATCAACCCCGACGGCTCCTTCAACCTCGGCGACTACCACGGCATGGACCCGAAGTCGCATTTCATCGTCAACCTCGACCGCAAGACACTGCCCTTCCCTGCGGGGATGTGGGGCGTCGGACAGCACAACTACATGGAGGCGGAGTCCTTCGACGACATTCGGAAAGCGCTCGCATACTGCGCCAAGACACCGGAGATAAAGTCCGTCGCCATCGACACCGTCAACATCTACCTCGCCATGAAGGAGTTCAACGACAGGAAAAAGATGTCCTTCGATTTATATCTTGCAGCTTAAATATGTTAACAGAATATGGAATGGAGAGCTTTACCGATAGACCCACGCTACAAAGTTTCTGATACAGGTCTGATTAAAGGACTTAACGGAAAACTTATGAAGCAAGCTACTGATACAAGGGGGTATAAATTCGTGACTTTGAATAATAATTACAAACAGTATCACCTCTCAATGCATAGGGCTGTGGCAATGTGTTTCATCCCAAATCCAGATAACTTACCCCAAATAAACCATATAGATGAGGATAAGGCCAACAACAATAAGTCTAATCTCGAATGGTGCGACAATAGGTACAACTCCCATTATAGTCATTCCGCAAGAGTTCTAATGATAGACAAGAAAACTCTTGAGATAGTAAAGGAGTTCGAGTCTATAAGGGACGTTGACTTGTTCTTTGGCAAGGAAGCTCACCAGTCAGTGGGCAAAGTATGCCATCATATGCCGAGATACTATTCCGCGTATGGTTACTTTTGGGAATTTAAGAATAACATTGGTCGAAGTAAAATGGGGAGAATTGCTGGGACATCTGTTAACAGCAGACAATCAGCAGCCGAGCTTGGAGGGCAAAAGCTCCAAGAAGGTTCAGAGACTAATCCTTGAAACTTGTTCTTTATGCAAGAATATAACAGGAACACGAGTACCCCACACTGCCTGACTTGCGGTCAGGTCAAAGATATAGTCCGAGCTTGCTGGCGACAGCAAGAAGCACGCCTTAAACGACGCGCGATAACATCACTGCAATGGAAAGACGTTGCTAACGACGTGATAGAACTCAACATCCTCTGCAACACCACGCTCCGCGATGACCAGATAGTGTATATCTTCGGCCATACCATGCTGCAGACACAGCAGGACGGCACGGAGAAAACGGTGTTCAGCGTCATAGGCAAGAAACTCACCAAGACACAGCCCGAAGGCTTCTACCCGATAGTGCTGATGACGAGGGTCGAGTACGGAGACAACGGCAACAACAGTTTCTACTTCCAGACGAAGGCCAACCACAGCTCCGCGAAATGCCCCCTCGGCATGTTCGACAGCTTCGAGATACCCAATTCGCTGAAGCTCGTCGACACCACCGTAAGGAAATACTACAATATGCAGTAACCATAACTAACATTTTCTGTTAACCAAAAACACAAACACAATGGAAAAGACAATCACAGTACGCCAGTTCGCCGCCATCAAGCGCGTGGCACAGAACGTCGCCCCCATGGTGCAGCGCAAGCAGCACATCCGCGACCAAATCCAGAAACTCGCCGAGGAGTACAAGTCCATCGAGGAGCAGATCGAATGCTCCGAGATGGGCATCAAGGCCCTGTGCGGGGTCGGAACGGAGTCCCTCGTGCGGCGCGTCGTCGAGACCGTCGAGGGCAAGACCGACAAGGACGGCCGCCCGCAGCGCAAGACTTCCTACCAGCCGCTTCCATGCCTCGTGTACGACGAGGCGAGAAACGTCTATACCCTCACCATTCCCGACAAGGAAGAGGCTGGGGAGACGACATGCGCGACACCCGAACAGTAAACGACATCCCGCATAACATTCAAGTTTCACTTTAACAAAAACTCTCATCAGAATGAACAATTTCAGTTTTCTTGTGGTGGGCGGAACGAAAGAGTCCACCGAGACAACGGAAAGCAAGAAGTACGTCGGCGTGGGCTCGTCCCGCGTCCTTGCGGTGAACCCCACGAAGAAAGAGCTTGAGGCCATCTACGGCACCGCCATCGACAGCGAGCCGGAGTACGTCCGCAAGGAAGAGGGCAAGCCCGACTCCGTCCGCATCGACTTCATCGTCCGCACCGACCCTGAACAGTGCGGAGGGGCGGACATCATCAGCCACGCCTCCGTCATGCTCTCCAACGAGGGCGCGTACAACCGCGACGGCACGAAGGTGCAGGTCATCGACGAGTACGGCAACACCGCGTGGGGCAACGTCGATGACGTGAAGGCGGGACGGCAGCTCACCTATACCAACAGCCGTGGCGAGGTCGTCCCCTGCGGCATAGCTCCCAAGTACCGTCCCGCTTTCCGTGGCGAGGCCGCGCTCGTGGGTTTCCTCAAGACTTTCCTCGGAGTGGAGAGCGCGTTCTCCTACCTCAACGGCACGTGGGTCATGCGCGAGGGCAACACCGACGCGTACAAGTTCTGCCTTGAGCACGTCAAGGACTACTTCCACGGCGACGTGTCCGAGCTCAAGGAAGCACTCAAGCTCCAGCCCGGCAACAAGGTGAAGCTCCTCTACGGGGTACGCACCACCGATCGCGGGCAGTACCAGACCGTCTGCACCCGCGAGGGCTTCGTCCTCCGCAACAACGCGGGAACGGCGGCGCTCAACCGCCTCGACCGCGAGCTGCAGCGGGCCAAGGAGAACGGCAGCTTCGAGAACACCCTCTACGAGGTGTGCCCGCTCCGCGAGTACGTCCTTGAGACCACCAACCTCTCGCAGCCCGTGGAGACGGCGTCTGACAGCAAGATGCCCTGGGACTGATAATGTTGACTTCGGTTCTCCCGCCCTTCCCGAAAGGGGGCGGGAGGACTTATAAAACCTTTCTCTTATGGTAGTGGGAACAACACACGCGAGCGTCTCGCTCGACGAGATTTTCAGCAAGCGGAGCGAGCTCGACATCCTGTCGTCCTATTTCTCCGTGAAAAGGCTGCCGTGCCTCATCAGCTCGCCGCTCCGCAAGGACACGCACCCCTCGTTCTGCCTCTATATGGACAAGCTCCACAGAGTACGCTACATCGACTATGCCACCAACGACCACGGGAACCTCATCGACTTCCTGTGCCAGTACTGGCGCTGCACTTTCGCGCAGGCCGTCACGAGGATTTACGACGACATCACAAACGCCACAGGTCTCCATATCCAGCCCTCGCAGCGCGGCAGGCGCATCACGGTCAGCTCCACGGAGTTCGAGGTCAAGGTACGCCCGTGGGA